CTAAACATTGGTCTTTTTAATGTTCTGCTCATATTATTTTAGTGCGCCGTATATCCCTGCTCCAGTAGCCGCTGCACCTAGTGCAGTTTGTAATGGTGATGGGTTAGGTACTTGTGTTTGAGTTGACCCTTGTCCAGCCATTCCACCCATGATACCGGTAACGATATTAGCATAGTTTTGTATTTGTTCTTGTGGTTGATATGCAGCCATTTGATTTGCTTGTCTAGTTGCATCTAGGCCCGCTTGTGTTTGCGCTTGATTCAATGCGCCCAATGAACCTAAACGTGAAATATCTGTTCCTTGCATTCCTTGTAACTGTGCCCCTAGTCCAGCTTGGAAGCCACCTAAACCTTGTTGTGCTCCAGCTAAACCTTGTTGTGCTCCTCCTAGACCCATTTGTGCTTGTCCTAGACCAAATCTATTTGCAATGTCTTGTTGTCTTGCTCCCATTGCTTGTTGAAAACCTTGATTCAATAAACTTGCTTGTAATTGTGCTCTGTTCATGTCTGATGATTTATCATATTCAGCCATTGCAACACCTTCTCTTCCACCACCGAAAGCTCCTGATGCTACTGCTTGATCTCTTAAACCTTGTTCTTGTATTGCTTTGTTTCTATCAAACTCTGCAAGTGATGCCTCCATAACTTGTGATTGATATGGTGACATAAATGCTTGTGTCTGTGCAGCTGTTGGTGCTCCTAAAGATACACCACCTAATGTTGTTCCTGCAGTTCCAAATTGACTAGCCGCTCCACCTAATGTTGTACCGGCAGCTCCTGCTTGTTGTTGTGCTTGTTGTAAAAATGGTTGAAAAGATCCAACACCTGATTGCGCTAAACGTTGTGCTTGTTGTTGTAATGCATCTTGTGAAGCAACTTTTGGTGCAAGTCCTGCTAAATTTTGTTGTCTTACTTCAAAAGCTCTTGCAGCATCTTGTCTTGCTTTAAATCCTGCTGCTGTTTCACCTTTTGCTTGTTTTAATCCTGCTATACCTGTTGATACGACAGGTACACCTGTCATTCCTACGGCTTGTTTGGCTAAATCTGTTCCTATATCTTCTACGAATTTTGCTGGTCTTGATATTGTAGTTTGTGTTGACATTATAATACTTCCTCTAGTCTTTTGGATGTTTGAAACATTTCTCTAGCGCCATCTAATCCTTGCGATTCTTCTGATACTTCACCTCCGGATTCGAGGTTTTTCATCATGTTATACATGACTTCTGCTCCCTTGTCTATATCTCCTTCACCTGCATTTCTTACAGCGTCTGCTGTAAACACAAATTCATTCTTTGATAATCTTGCAGGTACGTCGTCTGCTCTTTCCATTCTACCAATAGGTACAAATCCGCCATCTTCTCTGTAATCTTTTTCCATACCGTCCATATCTAATAGAGGCATAGTATCTTTTGCAACTGGTTCTTTAGATCCTTCTGCATAACCCATTCTACCACCATCTGCAGCGTACTGAGTTCCTACAAATCTAGGTGCTAAATATTTATAAGGGTTTGCTCTAATAGCAGCTATGTCTATACCTGGACCAAGATCCATTTCTTCATCTTTTTGTTTACCTACCCCTAACATTTCTAAAGCAAGAGGAACTCCAAAACCTAAACCTACTTTACCACCTAAAGTCAGTGCACCTTTTGGATTTACCATACCTAATTTACTCGCTACATTTCCTAAACCACTAAACGCTGTATCACCAGCAACTTTTCTTAAAAATGGATTAAAACTGCCTTTGCCAAAAAATTTTCCTAATCCTCCACCTCCACCCATAAGTGCATTACCACCAAAATATAATAGTGCTGCTTTACCAAATGGAGACTTAGCAACTTTCTTAATTGCACGTGTTGCTTTCTTAACTAATTTTCCTAAAAAATATTGTTGTCTACCTGTTTCAAGGTCCATGATCCCACCTTGATACTCCGGCATACCACCGTCCATGTATCCTGCTCTTGCTATTCCACCATCAGCTAGACCACTAAAATCAAAACTAGAGCCCAAGAATCTTGCACCCAGTCCTGTGTAATCTCTAGGGTTTACTGTATCATCGTCACCGTCATCATCATCTTTTTTTACTGTTTCAACAATTGGAGGCACGTAGTTATCTCCTCCATCTCTATTGTTACCATCTATAATATCAATTTGTTCTTGAGTTCTACCTCTATTTCTTAAATTATCTAAATCATCTCTTGATACATCACCTGTTCCTGCAAGATCTCTATAATCTCTTGCTTTTCTCAAAGTATTTAATGCTGTTACTTGTGTGTCTGGTCTTATTTTATTCGCTATCAAACCAGTTATTCCATACACAGGGGAGTTTACATCATATAAATTTGGTCTTGTAGACTCTATTGATGTGCCTTTATTACTTGTAAGAGTTGCTAACCCTTTATCTAAATCACTAAAATCATAACCATACGTTTCATCAGCTTTTACTTTATCAGCAAGCTCTTCTGCTGATAAACCATACTCATCAAATGGATCAACATATTGTTCTAAATCCAAATATTTTTGAAATGCTCTTTTGTTAGCTAACTCTACATTTTTTTTATTTTGAAATTTTTTATTTTTATCTTTTAAAGAAGAAAAAATATTACCAAATTTATCTGTTAAACTAAGACCTAAATCAGAAAGTTCTTTAGCTTTCTTTTCTTCTTCTTCTTCTTTTTCTTTAGCTAATTTTTTTTCTAAAGCTAAAGCGTCAGCTTTTGCTTTATCTGCTTTTGCTTTATCTGTTTTTAATTTTTCTTCATATTCTCTTTTTGATTTTTCGTATCGTTCTCTGTCTACTGTTTTTTTATCTTTTTCTTTAGGACCTGTTTTAACAGTTTTTTTATCGACATTATATTTTTGTCTATTGTCATCCGGATCACCCCCACCATTATTTTTTTTACCACCTGGTGGGCTTGTATTACTTCCACCTTTTTTTCCTTTTGGACCTGGACTTTGTCCTCCTGGTCCTGTTGGACCACCCTTATCTTGACCATGATCTCGACCGCCTCCGCCGCCTCCGCCGCCGCCTCCGCCGCCGCCTCCGCCGCCGCCTCCGCCGCCTCTGTTGCCGCCGCCTCTGTTGCCGCCGCCGCCTCCGCCGCCTTGGTAGCCACCATCACCACGATAACCGGGACGTTTACCGTCTGCTGGTTTGTTTACTAGTTGTTGGTATTGTTGTGCGTTTGTAATTGCCATTGTTCTATTTTATATAAGTTTACCTTAGTTTACAATATTATTCATCATCAGATGCAGCACCAAGTGGTGGCATTGCAGCTACTTTTATCTTTAAAGATCTCATAATATCTTCTTGTTTAGTATCAGTAGACGGGTTTGCAATATCATCCTCTGCTTCTTTATCTGAATTATACTCTTTATTTGTCTTAGTATTTCTTAATACTACCTCTGTTTCACACTTTACAACTGGTACTTTCTTACCATTTATCATTGTGTATGCTACTTCTCCTTCTTCTATAAACGCCATATTTTTCTCCTTAGTCTCTGTTAATTTCTAATAATGATGCCACTACATGTAACTCATTAGCATCAGATGCAGTAACTTTCAATATCTCACTTTCCAATAATATCAAAGGTTCTGTAAGTAATTGTTCAGTAGTATTTGAAGCTATTGACTTAACTTTAAATAAACTAAATACAGCACTTGCTGCATTAGTTAATGTTACTGTTATTGTTGCTGCACTTCCAGCATCATTTGATACTAATAAAGATTTTACAATAGATCTAGAATTACTAGGTGTTGTATATAAAACTGTTTCCGATGTAGTAGTTAAATCTACTTTTGCATTTGTATATATGTTAGCCATTAAACCACGCAAACCTTTCTTGATCTTGTTTTTGTTCGTTTAAAAAAGTAGAATTTAATTGTTCTACAATTAAAGTAATTGCTCTATTAATTTGTTTTTGGTTAGAAAAATCATATTGTTCTTTTGGTTCTGGTAATCTTACCACTACTTTAGCCATTATCTACCTCCATCCGGTTGTACATCTATTCTTAAAGTTCCAAATCTCCAAGATTCACTAACACTGGTATTTTCTATTTTAATGTTTACAAATCTTCCTCTAGCTCTTGTATCTTTTTTATTAGTGCTAGAGTTAATTGTAAATGGACTAAGTGCTGTTACTGTTTCTGACTGTTGAGGATAACGTTTGACAGCAAGCGTTACTTTTGCATTGCCTTGTAGATCTTTAAAATCAGGAACAAATCTTCTCATAGCTAAAAATTTTTCTCCTGCAACAGGAGGAGAACCTTTTTGTCCCGACTGTAAATCAAAGTCATATGATTTTACAAAGGATGTAACTGTTGTTGTACTACCATCTGCATTAACTTGATCAGTTCCTATTTCATGTTCAAACAAAGTAGTTTGACCTAAACCATCTTCACCTATAACTTCAGGAAAACTACCTGATGCAGAAGAATTAAATTTAGTTGCAATTGGTTTTGGATAAACTGTTGCATCAATCCAAGAAGTTCTAGCTTCAGTTCCGATATACCAAACACCACCTCTCATTTGTTCACCGTAATTAAATACAACATACTGATCATTGTACGCAGAACTAGTTGATGGGTAATACCAAATAACTTCTGTAAACTGATTATTTAAACCTGCGTATACTTGTTGACCTTTTGTGGTATCTGCTTGATCATAAACATAATCTTCAACAGAACATGGTAACGATTTAACCGTACCATCAAACATAAAGAAACCATTTGCACTCATCCAAAAAGCAACACCATCAATTTCAACAACTGCATTCTTACCTATCAATCCACAGTTAGTACCAACTTGTTCAAATCCAAAAGTAAAAGGTGCACCAATAAACTTCATTGAGTATAATGCATTATCTGTCCAAATTAAAATAGAGTCTTTTCCTTTTAAAGCGCCCATAATTTTTGTACCATCTTGTAATCTTTGAGTACCTGCAGTGTTAATTGCAGTAGGGGTATAATCATTTATATCTTCTTGGTCCGAGAATCTTATAAACATATTATCTTGTGTTGCTGTATTTCCAATAGTTGTTTCTGTACCTAAATGAATTAAGTGACGTGTTGTAGGTGATACTAGTGTTACCCTTGTTGCTGTTGGATTAGCTGATGTAGAAAAACCAGATGTAGTTGTTGATGCACGTGTTGTTAATCTTGCAGCATCTCCAGCATTCCATGTAAATGTTTTACCATTAGCGATTGTTGCAACCAACACCTGACCAAAATTACTTAGTGACCAAAGTCCTGGTTCAAGAGTTACTACAGATGCAGAAGAAGCTTCACCCCAATCTACAAAATCTGCAGCGTTAGTTACAGTTGTACCATTTGAGTGTGCAGCTCTTGTTGAACCATTAACAGCTCTTGTAATACCTGTTAAGTTATTTGTTGATACACCTGTATAAGAAATTAATTCTGTTCCAACCTGTATTATACCAGTTGTTGGAAAACCTGTAGCAGAAGTTAGAGCTATATTAGATCCTGAGGTACCACTTGTATTATCACCTAACGTTCCATTTAAAGTTGTTGTCACGGCACTTGAAACTATACCATCCCATTCAGATATACCCCAACCATAACCATAAGATTGTGCGGCAGGGCCAACAGGTTCGTAGGGAGTAATATCACACGCTCCACCACCTGCAGCGCCGGTTGTAGTTTGTGTTCCTGTTACAATTGCTATTAGTGAGTTTGTAATTCTAGTTACTTGAAATAATTTACCTTCGAATGCAGCATCAGTTAAACCTATGCCTGGAGGTACACTTACATTACTTAATAAAATAATATCTCCTGATTGTAAATTATGAGCTGAAGAAAAAGTTATTGAGACTTCTTGTGTTGCATCTGCAGCAGACATTGTGACACTACTAATTGTAGATTTTACAGGAGTAACATCATACAATTGTCCTTCAAAATATATAAGTAAAAACTTATCAGTTCCTATTGCAACATATTTGTTTCCATCTAAATCAACAAATGCAAATTCACGTCTTGCAACGCTAACAATAGTGTCCGTAACTAACGAAGACCAACCACCTACTTTTTCTGGTAAACCATATCTAAATCTAGTATTATCACAATCAACCCATCTGTTTTCCGCACCAGATTCAGTGTCTTGTTTGTCAATTCCAGGTAAGACTTTAAAGTCAATTAGAGCCATGGTCCGTGGTCCTATATGTTATCTTTGTATATCCAGCCTCTTGTAGCGTTTACATATACTAAAGTAAATGCAGCTCCATTTGTGGATAGTGTTAAATTAGCAGCATTACCTAAAATAGGTTGACCATTTCTATTGATTGTTAAATTGTTAGAACCAAAACCGTTTCCACTATCAATAAATGTAACTTCATTACCTATAGCAGGTGAAACCGGTAATGTTACTGTAACAGGAGCATTTAAACCCCCTCCAGTACCTGTTGTGTTAATTAATAATTGATCACCATTAACTGCTGTGTAAGCACCTGGTATTGTATAATAGCCCTTGGTTATTGGACCTGAACTAATGTTAGTTCCATCAGAATATAAAACTACTTTAGCACCTACAGGAATAGTTACACCTGTTCCTGAAACTGTTTTAACTGTTAGTGTATAATTAGATGAAGATCTAGCTGTTGCATCTTCCACAATAAAAACTCTTTCTGCAGAATCTGGCATAGTAACTGTTCTGTTTCCAGTTAAAGTTCCTGTAAATTTGTAATATAAATTTTTACCGTTTGATACGGCGTATGTTGAAAGAGATAAAGCTAAATCTGAAGCTGCAATACTTTGAGTAAAGTAACCAGATGCTGCTTGCTCTAAAATCTGTAGGTTTGTATTAGTAATTGTACCCCAGGTACCTGCTTTTTCACCTGTTGTTATTAATTCTAGTTTTAAATCACTTGATGTACTTGATGCCATAATTCTCCTTATGCGTCAGGGTCAACCGGGACCCAAACTTGATTAACCCCTGGGGGTATTGGATTCCATGTTATAACACTTACAGGGTTAGTTGCAACATTAAATTGTTGACCTGTAGGCACTATTAATACGTCAGGAATAGTAGCAATGTTACCTATAGATATGTTTAATTGAGTACCTGTTGGTATAACTATAGGACCAACTTGACTACTTCCAATGTCTGAAAAAGTTGTTTGTGCAAATGTTGTAGTTCCAAAAAACATAATTTATCCTTACGGTGTTGATATCCTTGTCCAAACTTGAGAAACACTAGGATCGATAGGATTCCATAACCTAATGTTTGGTTGAGTTGTACCTATTTCAAGACCGCTTCCTGTTACACCTATACCTGCTTTTGCAACAATTGTCACTGATCCAGTTGCTAAGTTATATCTATTACCCGTTATAATTGCTGTTGCATTTGCTTTAACTGTTGCATTACCAATTGATAAGTTAACTCTATTACCTGTAACTGAGAAATTTGCATCAGCTGCAATTGTAACTGTACCTGTTCCAATATTTAATTGATTACCGTTTGGTAGAACAACTGCTTTACCTGTTACTGTTACATTACCAATTGATGTATTAAACCTGTTTCCTGTTACTTGAGCCGTGGCTCCTGCTGCTGCAGTAACTGTACCTGTTGCAATGTTTAATTGATTTCCTGTTGCTGCAACAAGTGCATTTGCAACTACAGTTGGACTACCTGTAGAAAAATTAAATTGATTTCCTGTAACTGATAATACAGCTCCTGCTGCAACGGTTACATTACCTATTGTTGTATTAAGTCTACTACCAGTTGGAACAACTGTTCCACTGATAGAGAATGTAACTGAACCTGTTCCTAGATTATATTGATTACCTGTGACCGGTACATTAGCACCTTCTTTAACAGTAACTGCTCCTGTAGATAAATTATATCTATTACCATTTGGTAAAACTAATGAGTTACCAACGACAACTACATTACCAATTGATACATTAACTCTAGAACCTGTTACGGCTACGTTTGCATCAGCTATTCCAATATCTGAAAATGTTGTTTGGGAAAAGGTAGTTGCACCGAAGAACATGGTAGCTTACCCTTTTTTCAATTCGTCTATTTCTGCTTTTAATTCTTTTATTGCATTGACTAATACAGGCACTAAATGTTCACCTTTGTATTTTAAATTTTCTTTA